TAGTAACTACCATAAATTGAGCTGATGCTGCAAATGTCGTTAGAATTGCTACAGCTAGTGTCATAATTAAATTTTTCATAATTTTTGTTTTAGTTAATAATAATTTTAATTGTTGAAAACGAGAACAGCTGACTACCGTTCTTGTGCTTTTGAAGTACGTTTAGTACTTTATGTTGTTTAATCTCTCATTGAGTTTAATTTGTTTTGTAACCTTTATTGCTTGGTATACATATAACTTAGTTTTGGAGAACCCAAGCTTTTTTGTGGAAATTTTTAGGAAATGAACATTTAATTGTTCACGACTAACATTTACATATTCCTGTGTTATCGCATATAATATCGCGAATTATGTTATTTACGTTTGTATATTTATATTCTGGTATTTCTTTACCCTCTTGTAAAGCACGACCTTTTGGAGTCATAAATGCTCCTTGTGTTGATGGTGTTGAAACAAAATCCCAACATAATAACTCGAAGTCATCTTGTACTTCAACTGTGCCTTCAGCTAAATTTTCTGAAACTGAACCCATACCTCTAGATGATATACCAACTGTAATACCTGAAGCAAATAGAGCTTTTAATATATTTCCTGCTGGTGTAGGCAATACTTCAACATCACCCATTACATCATCCCCATCCCACCAACATCTTTTAATATTATGAGATACGTTTTGTAAATTGATTACTGAGGATTCTGGATGATCTAACTCACCCATTGCACGATTTTCTTTTACTGGACCCTCCATATATGCTTTAATTTCTCTAGCTAAAATTTCTTTTGGATAAACTCTACCATTTTGGTTTTTAGCTTCAGCACGTTGTAAAACACCAGTAACTACTAATGATCTATTTTCTTTAATAGAACGTTCTACTAATTGTTTATCTACTTGGAATGGTCTATATTCTTGTAATAGCATATTATTTCTTTTTTTTCTTTTTAAAAGCATATGGTGACATATATCCTTCACCTGAACCAGCATTAAATGAAGCACCTGTTCCTGTCATGCTTGCTTCATCAACTTCTTTTTTAGCAGAAAAATGTTTTTCCATTATTTTTTCTACAGTTTCATAATCTGGTCCTTCATTTGTTTTTTTCTTTAATTTATCTAAAAATGTATTTACAGATTGTTTTAAAAAACCTGGATTATAATCACCTGCATGGTGTTCATCTAAACTATCAAAACCTCTTTGTTTTAAAGCAGCCATAATAGCAAATACAGCATCTTGTTCGCTATATTCATATCTATCTGCCATTGCTTTAATAAACTTATTTACATTTCTGGATACTTCTGGATTTAAATTTTCATCTATATTTTTTTCTTTAGATTTATCTGCAGTTGCTTTAGCATTTACTTTTTTTATATAATCTGGGTCTTTTCTTAATTTACCAAAAATAGAATCATCATCGTAAAAAAAATCTGGATTTTTACCAGGTGTCATAGCATCTTGTCTTTTTTGATATTCATCATTTTCAACTAAATGTTGTTTAGCTTGCCAATCATGTATGTTAAATTTTTTACTCATCTTTATAATTTTTTCTAACGTGTGTTCTAAATTTATTAAAAATTTCTTTTAATTCTTCAGATATTTTATATAATACCATATCATCTGAATTATCTTCAGATAGCTTTTTCATATCTATAGCTTCTGCTTCTAAATCTGCTGTCATTTTTTTAAAAGAACGTTTATATACTACTTTAGATTTTATATTTCCTGTTTCTGGGTCTGCAGGTTCATCTACTAAATAAAAATCTTTTTTATCTGACTTGCCTTTATTACCTCTAGCTGGATCTCTCTCCTTTTTTAACTCACTAAAGGTAGATTCTTTTATGTTATATATGTCAATAAGATTAACCATGTATATTTTTTAACTCATTTACTAATTCATAATAGTTAAGTAAGTTAATAACATTATCATCATTAACAGAGGATTTTTTACATAATGGTTTAATCATATCTCTAGTTTCAGTTAATTTTACTACTATTACTTTATCTTCAATTTTTTTAGAATATTTTGTAAGTATTTTTTTAACTTCATTGATTTCTTGATTGAGATAAGATTTAAGAGCAGGGCTATTAGTAACGCTGTTAACATATTCTTTTAATAGTGTTTTTTGATTATCTTGTAAATCACTATATCTATCGTTAAATTTTTCAAGTAAGACTTTATAAGTAAGTAATCTTGCATCCTTATCTTGTTTATTAAAATTTTCTAAAACAACATTATTTTTAACCTTTGTCTTTTTTTCCGTGATATGTTCTAAAATTGTTACTTTAGAACTAACAATAGATAAAGGTGTGGCTTCTTTATTTTCCAATAAATTAAAAATAGATGCCATTACTTTATAATCTGTTATTTTTGCTTTAAAAAAATCATTTACATTATATGTATCTTTAATTTCTTTAATTAAATTATATTTTTCTCTTCTTAACTGACTTTTATTTAATTTTCCATGTGCTTCTACTAACGTATTAATTAACATTGTAGCTTGAGTGTCTTTATTATACTTTTGAGTAGCTAAAGTATGATATATTTTATACTCTTTTAACAACTCTGTTTTTTTATTAAAATGTTTTTTCAAAAAAGACAATGCTTTAGGCTGATTTCCAGCAATAGTATCGGAAGTCAACTGCCTAGTAAGGAGTTCAAATAAAATTCCAGTATTCTTGTACTTAGAATGTTTTACTTTCATTTTTTATAAATTCGAATTTATCGTATATAAATATAAACCTATTCCTGAGGCTTAATATTTTTTTCACTTAAAAGACCACTTTCGTTTTTTTCTTTTAAGATTTGTTTTTTATTTGTTAGTTTTTGAAGTGATTTTTTAAGACTTGCAGCTTCAAAAGTAGAAATTTTATTACCATCTGAAGGTTTTTCTAATTTACCCGGTGTTAATCCTCCTTTACCTAATGGATCTCTGCTTAAATTACTTTGATCTGAACCATAATTTTGAGGTTTTTCAACTGGACGTCCTGGATCTTTTTCATCATACCCTGTTGGGACTTGAGCTGGTCCTACTGCTTTATCTCTTTTATTACCGTATAATGAAGCTAAATCATGAGGGGTACCATAAGATATACCTGATTCTGCTGGATCGTTTCCTTCATTTTCAATTTGTGAAATTCTAAATTTATTTAATGCTTCAATAATTTGTTGATCTTTTTCTCCTTTATATTGGTCAGGAGATAAACCATATATATTTTCATAAACCCATTCTTTTGAAAATAAACCCTTATCAATCATCTCACCTGCAACTGTAGTTTTTGCTGTAAATAATTCTACTTTTTCTTGTTCATATATAATTGATGGTACAGTTAATTCTAAAGAAAAATCAACTAATTGTTCATCTGTAAAACCTTGTGAATATAAATGTACTAATGCTATTTTAGTTAGTTCTGATTCTATAATTCTTTGAACACGTTCAACTGTTCTAGCAAATCTAACATCCATACCTGCTAATGTTGATTTTCCTTCTACTCCTTCCTCATAACCTAAGAAAGGTTTAGGAATTTTTAAAGCAGCCATCATTTTATGTTTTAAGTATTCAATATCACCAGTACCATCATAATCTAAACCTTTTGTAGTTTCAATTCTTGTTGAGTTATCATTACCTCTTACTGGGATATAGAAATCCTCAGTAATATTTTGCATATTATACTTTAAATTATAATCACCCGTTTCTTGATCTATATAAGGTGTTTTTTTCATTTTATTGACTGTTTCAGCCATAAATTGTTCTACTTGCTCTGGTGGTATAGCTCCTACATTAATATAAAATGTTCTTTTTTCAGGTGCTCTCATAATTCTATGAATTAACATAGCATCCTCCATTAACATTAATTGTTTAAATACTTTACGAGCAGGTTCAAGATATGATCTACCATAAGGAAGATAATTTGAATCTGTAAGTAATCTAAAATGGGCAACTTCATAATTTTCTAACTGGAATTGGTCTCTTCTAATTGTATTAGTTGCACCTGAAGCTAAACCATTTGGATCCATTGTAAAACGAGTGTATGCTGGATTATCAGGGTCTGTTCCTTCTTCTCTTACTACTTCATATACAGATAAAGGTATAACATTATAAACACCAAATTTTTCACTTACTTCCATTTTTAAGTAAAAATCTCCGTACTTACACATATTTCTAACCCATGTAGATAAATTAAATTCTACATTTAAAACATCATAAAATAAATTTTCAAGTACTTTTCTAATATTTTCATCAGCCGAATTAATATTTAAAACCTGTCCAAATTCATTTCGAGTAGTAGTTTCATCAGAAATAATATCAAGTGCAGCTGCAATTATAGGATCATGATCCATAGCTTCATAATCACTATAAAGCTGTAGTCGCATTGACTGATAATTAAGTGTTGGGTTATATTGTAATGATGATCCTACGGGTTTATGTAAACGTGTAAATCTATCATAAAGTGAATTTGTTGCTAGGTTTCCATATTTTTGGATCCTACCTGTATCCATTACTTTTAGTTGTTTTCCTCCAACGTTTCTTATTATTACGTCGCTTGAAAATAATCGTTGCAATCTTGAAAATAAACTAGTATCTGCCATTCTTTTTGTTTGTTATAAATATATTAAAGGAGCCAAGTCAAATCTTGTTGTCCATGTTTTCCCATATCCTGAGACCAACCTGTCTCTTTTTTACTTACTCCACCTGTATAAACACCGGGAGCGCTCTTTGACCAATTACTTAATGCCGCTCTTGTTATGTCAACCCCTTGTTGAGCAAATTTAAGTGCAGTATCTCTTACATAGCATGCTGTTGCTAAAGACATTACTAAATCATCATTATATCCCATTTGGGCTTCTGCTCTTCCATTTTTCCAAATAAAAGTTCTCATTTCTTCTAATGTTCTTTTACCTTGGATTAATATTGATTTTTCTCTTAAATAAGCGTCTAATTTTCCTATTGTTAATGGTCTTGTTTTCATTGACATTGTAAAACCAGGAACCATTTTTGTTGTGTCTGTTATATCATATCCTTTGGCTAAAAATGAATCAGCATTTGTTGCTGCGTCTCCTTTAGGTGAATAATATAAATTTGGATATCCTTTATCAATTACTACTTGAATAGTATTCCATCCTATGTTAGCATTTTCAATTACAAGCAGTGCATTATTATATTCAGTTGCAATTGCAACTAACATATGTCCAAATTCTTTAGTACCAATTTGACTCTTAAATTCACCAATTTGTTTAGCTTCTTCAATGTCTATAATATGAAAAGCAGAATAATCTTTACTATCACCTCTAGCTACATCAGCTGTTATTATATATTTTCTTGTGTAATCTGGATACTCCCAAATATGTAAACTTCCATCTATACCTCTTCTTTCTATAGGTTCACATATATTAGAGGCAGCAATAAATTTTAACATTTCAGTTTCAAAAACAGTATTACCAGAAGTTGTAAAATCACAATCACATTCTTGTGCTGCCATTCTTAAACCTAACTCATCATCTTGTTTATCTCTCCATTCTTGGTTTCTTTCTGGATGTACAGTCCAAGGCAATCTAATTGGGACAAACCCATTAGCTCCTTCTTCTGCTTTAGTCCACATTCTATGGAAAAAATTACCTGTGCCGTTTGGTGTAGAAAGTACGATTGCTCTACCCCCCGTTGATAGTGTTTGTTGTGATGAACCCCAAATTTCTTCAATTCGATTTTCTTCAATAAAGGCAGCCTCATCAATAATTAGTAAAGAAATTGCTTCTGATCTACC